CTTTTAGCTCTTGGTCAATATATAAACTTTGTAATGCACTTGTATCTAAGTCGTTAGCAGTAAGAGTTGAACCATCTGCATAATCGACAAGAGGTGTTCCAAGTGATGAGTTTCTTCTTACTTCTACTCTTAAATTTGCTGACGCTATACCTGTATTAAGTCGTATAAGTTTAGGAGATACGTTAGTTATTACTTGGTACTGGGCTGATCCTGTCCCTTGAGTGATCTTGCTGTAATTAAGATAGACCTCAATGTGCTCTTCCTTGATGTAAGGGAAGGTGAATGTAAAGTCAGTAGTACCCTGTGCTGAATTTGAATTGACTATGTACGATGCTGTGTAACTCATGGCTTCCGTTTACTGGTCATTGTACTGATTGTATATATTCTGTCGCACTAACCCTCTTTTTGGTACCTGCTTTTATTTTTGATGGGTCTGATTGCTTGGCTCCAAACTTAACAGCAAAGTCTTTATCTAGGTCTTTTAGTACCTGAGTTGCTTTTGTAGGCAGTACTTCTAGTACATAAGGATTCTCAGGATCGTTGATAAACAACCATTTAGCGTTCTTTCTGAATTTATTAAAGATAGGCTGTAGCATCTCTGCTCTTGCTGATCTTGTTAACTCATCACCTTCTACTTCTGGAGGTTGCTTTAAATAAGCTTTTGAGTTCATAACTCTAAATAACTCTTGAGATAGAGTCATGTTTGATGTTGGATCAGGGGATTGAGAAAGATATTTAAGATATTGATCGTATCCTTCTGTTGTTAACTTTGTTCCTGGTTGAATGTCAGCAGGGCTAGGTGGTACATATCTTGTTCCGAATCCTCTTAATCTCATTAACTCAGCAGTTACATAATCATTTTTAAGAATCTCTTCATGGCCTGTCCTACCTGTTACTCCAGGTAATGCTCCTACAACTGGTATAGCAGAATAAGCTATTGGTAAATGTGTAAGAACAAAAGCTGACGTAAGTCTTTGTAACCAAGGTTCATCATCTAAAGGCATCTCATCATCATGTAAGAAGCCAGCATTGTATAAAGGATCTCCTGTTACCCAGTTACGTCTAACAGGTAATGTCTGTGACCAGAAAGGAGTATTCTTTTTGATTTCATTTAGGAAGCCTTCAAACAATGGAAGTTTAAAAGTTTTCTTATAAGGGTAAGTTCCTCCAACATTTTCAGAATCACCTTCCCATTCCCAAGCCATTCCTGCTTTTCCTTGTCCAATCTCTTTATCAATAACTTCTCCACCAATTGTGCTATTTGCTCTTTTGTATGGATCAATCATTTGAGTTAAAGATTTAACCCTTGAACTATGGGGAAAACCACTAACAATCATTTTATTAAGCCATCTTTGTGTTCTTGTTGTTTCTCCTACTCTCTTAGGTCTTGCAAACCCTGCTCCAGTTTGACCCCATGCAGAACCTGTTAAAGGTGTTACAACACCATCTAAGAAATCTAAAACACCTTGATAATAACTTGCTTGAAGATTTCCTTTAATAACTTCCCCTGCAAGGTTAAAGACTAAAAGTGCTGATGCTTGTTCTCTTTGTTGATGTGTCATTGATACGCTCATGTCTTTATAATCAGCCATTGTCCTTAAGATCGTTGCAACTGGTTCATAAGCTCGATATGACTCCCATTGCGACCATCTTTGAATACCATCTTCACCTGTAAATTTCTTTCTAAACGACATTGGCCTCATGTTTCTTGCTTGCCATAAACTTCTGCTTTCGTTATTTAATGGGCCAGCACCTGTAATTTGAATATCGTCATTGTCTAGTAACTGAGAGAAGACAGTCATAGCCACTGCTCCTGTTGCTAGTTCTGACTTCCAGTGATTAGAGAAGAAACTAGATTCATCAAAGGCATCCCTGTAGAAAGTATCGACAGTGAAATTTAAACCAGGAATTGTTCTGGCTGCTTGTTTCATTATTTCTGCTGGTGATCTAACGAAAGGTTGAATTTGTGTAGCAAGCCAACCAAATCTTTTTCTTTGAAGACCAGCCCATATAGAAGGTAAGTATGACCATGCACCTGTCATCGAAGGTGTCTTCTCTCCTGCTAATGGTATGTCTGTCGCTTCTCCTCTTAATTTCCTAGACAACCAACTATTGTTAGCCCTGTATTTGAATTGATCTATATCAGCAGTACCTTCTATATATTCCAAAGCAAATTTATTAATTGCATCGAAATCGTTAGGGTCTATTCCTGATTGTCTAGCTAATTCTTGACCATAGGAGAAAGATCTATTCTCCATTCTTGCTCTTATATCGTCTGTAAATGTAACCATCCGACCAATTTTTAATGCAGTTGGATGAGAGTTGATTGCACCTGTAACAGTTTTGCCATTAATAATCGCATCGTGAGTAAAGAAATCAACCTTTGCTTTAGCCCATTCTTCTGCGTAACTCCACGCATCTAATCCTTTTAATCCTTCTACAAGTGCTTGTTCATATCCTTCTTCTGCTCCTATTGCATACAACATGCTATTTCCTACTAATGACTTTTGGAATGTTTCAATAGATGCTTGTGCTCTTACGTCAAAGGTTGCAAATTTCCAGTAAGCATCTCCTACCATGATCGCTGTTGGATCATTAGTCATTGCTCTTAATGCTTCTGCCTCGTTAAGATTGAAAGCACCTCTCTTACCATCTAGCTTGATAGGTTGACCACCTTCTGCTTGTTTAACTGCTGCTGCAATATTTCTGTTGTTATCGTCAAATGCACCTGGATGCCTGTAAGCATCAAAGTAAGTTTGCCCATCTCTAAATGCTTTTGCTGCTAATTTCAATGCTCCATAATGTTGTAAGAATATTTGTCTATACCAAATAGCAGTAATAGGTAGTCTTGAAGTAAAAGCTTTTGGATCAAATGGTATTAATGATCCTTTAGGGAAAACGGATTGATTGAATAAATCTAAGGCTGGCTCCATTAATATCCTTGTATAAGGAATAGCCGACTGGATTGCATAAGTTGAACCAGCACTAAGAATAGAACTGACTTTGTGAGTTCCCATGCTCTTCATAAACAGTTCAAACTTCTTACCTCTATCAGTTTTAGAAGCTAAAGTTCCACCACCTATTTCATCTTTTTTAGTTGTAATTGCATCTTCAAAATCTGCTGCATCTTCAAGATCTGGGCCTCGCATAATACGGTCAATCGTTCCAATACCTTCACCGTCTTTGTAAGCAGAATCTGCGATAACATTTGCTATTTCATTTACTTTAGACTTAGCTCCTGGCCCCCATTTACCTGTCGCCATTGCTTCTTTTACATCATCACCAAATACTTTTCCAAAGCTGACATTTTCTATATTTTTAGGATCACCAGCAGCAGCAGCAACAATGTCATCTCTTTCTGCAATCATCTTTGTTATATCTAAATCATAGACAGGTAAATATTCTCCATCTGGAATAATATTAATATCTGAAATATCACCTATCTTTGCTTGTAAAGCTCTAAAGTTTTGGCCTAACATTCTTGTTATCTGTTGATATTGTCTAAAATATTTAAGAGAAGTAGTTGTAGCTTTTTCTAATTCAGCGACAGATTTATTCCAATTTAATTGTCCATTATTCATTGCGTTCATTACGTTTGCTGCTTTAGTTCCTGCTTCTTTTCCTAAAGCGTGAACTGCAACTCTTAAGTTAAAAATTCTCTTAACAAATTCTGGATTGTTTCTAGCAATGTATCTTAATAATTTAGTTGATTCATCTACTTCTCTTAAATTTAATCCGAAAGTATTTAATTCTTTTAATGCGTTTTCAGCCATGATACCTATATCAATAGGAGCCATGCCTGTTGCTGTAACTCTATCTGTTGCGTCAGATGCAGCTTTAAACCATGCTTCAGAATTTAAGTCTCTATCTGCATATAATGTTTTACTTTTGCCAGCACTTTGAATATTAATAATATCTTGCATTGAATAGCCATAGGCATCTAATAAATCTAATTCACCTGTCTTTACTCTCTCTAAGTTATCTACAAAATTACGAAGGATTTCATCTGTCATTTGTGCATTAGTTCTAGTTTCACCTGGTCTATTAGGATCTCCATCTACATCTTTATCTCTATTAAAATCAGGTAAATCAGCAGTTGAACTTGGTGCATTTCTTCCGATTGAATCATATTCAAGTTTGGTGTTTCTATATACCTTTGAATATCTTTGATTAATAAAGTTATTGAAGATTTTATGAGTAGCATTAATTCCTAATTCTGCTCTAATGTTATTAAATATCTGATTAAAGAATGAAAGTACTGATTCGATAGCAGCACCTAAAGTACCAGGTTGAGGAGGTTCTATCTGTTCATGTGCTGACCATAGATCCAACATTCTTTCTGTAAAGTATTCATCAATATCTTTGTATCTATAATTTGCTGCTGTATATTCTCCTCTCTTAAATGCTTCTAATTCTGGCTTTGGTAAACTTCCTAGATACTTTGTTTGTTCACGTGTAAATTCATTTCTTAATTGATTTACTTCTACCTTTGGTAAAAAGCGAGAAAGTGTATGCCAAAGTTCATGTATTGCAGTTTGTTTAAATTGTTTCTTTTCAATAGCTTCTTTCTGAATAAGTATAACTTTTCTAAGAAAATCATACCTACCTTTTTGAGGTAAGTTATCTAATATTTGTGGTGCTATATCTTGAAACTTTTCTCTTCCAATCTTATCCATAAAATCAAGAGCCTTCTTCATATCGCCTGCTGGTACTTTCTTAGAGGTAGCTAGTTTTTCCCAAGCACCATAACCTCTACGACTTAAATCACCTGTATTGTCGAACCATCCTTGCTCGTAAGGATTCCATGATTTAAAACGAGTGGAGTAGTCTGGACTATTTTTACCTGTACTTTCAACTCTGGTTTGAAATTCTTCAGTAGTTAATTTAGTTTCGACAGGATCATTTATCTTTGCTTGGTTTTCTTTTATTGCTGCGTTGTTTTCTTTAACAAGTTTATTAATCGCATCTGTAATAGGTTTGCTTTCCTTTTGGTAATCTCTCCATTTCTTATAAGCAGGAGTCCATTTTTTCTTTGTAAGATCTCCTGTGTCAGAATAAAAACTTTTACCTTTACCTGGTTTAGGTGGAGGATTGCCTAGTGCTTCTAGTCGTGCTGTTAACTCATTAATAGAATCTCTATATTGTTTGCTTACATATTGTTGAGGAACAGTTGGTGCTTCTCCTCCTTTCGTTGGTGGTATCTCTGTTAGTGGTGGAGGTGTAGGTACTACGTTCTGAGTTGGTGGCCCTTCTGGTATTTGTTTTGTAGGAGGTGTTGTTGGTTGATCTCCCAACATTTGAGTGATCTGTCTATTAGTTGCAAATTCTCCTGCCTTCATTCTTTTTCTCCATCCTTGTACTCCTATTAACAACTCTCTTTCAGGTCTTTGATCTTGAGGTAAGAGGAGATTGTTTACATCTCTAAGTGCTTTTTGCACACCTTCTTCTGTCGCAACTCTTGCAACATTTAATAAGTTAACTAGATCACCGACAGTATCTATAGGTTTTCTTGGCTTGCCTTTCCTATCTGGAGCGACAAACTTATTCATTGCTTCTTCTAATCTGTTAATAGCAATGAAAGCTTGATCTTCAAAGGCAGCAGTTCTTAGAAATAAAGAAAGAGGTTGTTTCTGATCTGCTTGTTGTAATGCTTTAGGTAGTGGTAGTTCAGGTGCTTTATATCTTTGTAGTTCTAAAGCGTGAACAATAGGATTCTTTGCTAGTCGTTCTGCTTGTGCTTCTATCTTTGCTTCTATCTTTGCAACTTCTACACTGTCAGTTCCAAATTCTTTTGCAGCGTCTGCTAACTGTTTGGTAAAACCATTTGCCTTTGCTACTTGTGTTAACAAGTCAGCAGTATCAATAGGTTTAGCTGCAATAGTATTTAAAGTTCCTCCTAATGTAAAATCTATTCCCCATCCTTCTACTACTTGTTTAAATCTACGTTCTGTTTCTGTGTCATCAGGGTCAACAATTAAAGATTTAGCAAGAGGGATGTTGTTTAAAAAGCCAAAGACTTCACTATTTGCTGCAAGTGTTATTAAGTTTCCTTCCCAAGGATCAAACCCAAAGAAGTCTATTGCCATACCTTTTCCTTCTACTGTTGATCTAAAACCTTGACCAACAACAGGGCCAGCAACCCTGCGTCCTATAAACTGTGCAGCTTTTCCACCTCCTAATGTTGCTGCTGTTTTTGTCGCAACTGCTGATTGTATTGTCTTTTCTGTCTGTGCAATTTTAGAACCAATCTTGCTTGCTTTTACAAGTGCTGGAACTTTTGAACTTTTTAAGGCCCAGTTAGCACCTTTTAATGCTTTAGATAAAGCAACCCATTCAATAGCAAATTGACCGACACCTGTACCAAAATCTTCTAAGCCACTTAACCAAGCCTCATCGTTATTTGCTTTTGTAGGTTTCCATCCTCCTAAACCAATAATAGGTTTATCAGGTTCTGCTTCAGTTGTTGATGTCCCTTCAGGTGCTATGCCTGTTACTTCTCCTAAATATCTAAGTGAATCACTGGTTTCTTGTAATGCTCCAACGGCTGCATTGTGAGCCATTCTAGGAACAGTTTTTAAACTACCAACAATGAAGTTATCGTCACTTTCTGCTCTAGTTGCACCAGCTAATGCTCTGTTGAATTGACCAGCAAAACCACTACGGTCATCAGAATGAAGTGTAGGAAGAAGAGCAGCGTGACTGCCTTTCTCTCTCATTTGATCTTCTTCTAAATATTCATACCCAGTAGAGCCATCTTCTCTCGTTACAAGTGTAAGTCCCATTTCAAGCTAAACCTGACGATGGATCTATGGTACTGGATTCTTGGGGTTGAAGCTCAATAATTTCTTTTGCTCTCTTTCTTGCTTCATCCATAAAGGGAAGATGTTTCTTATCTGTGTAGGAAGCCCATGCGTTAAATAATCCTTCATTGTTATCATTTAACCAAGGTTCATTCTTGTAAATGTCGTAAGCAGCTTTTGCGTTTAAATTAATATCAAACAAGTCATTTCTATTCTTTAGCCAAGGCCATTTACCTTCACGCCACGGCCCTAATTCGTTCAACATATTTATTTGAAGTGCTCCATAACTTTCATCTCTATCATTTAAGTCAGGATGGTTTCTAATACTGCGTGTGCCTGTCTCTGCCATAGCAATGGCAAGCATTGTTGTAAGTTCTTCTTCATCTTTAAAACCTGCGGAATATAAAGCAGTACCTAGTTCTGTTTGTCTTTGTTTTAAAGGTGTATTAGGTTCCCAAGTTCTATCAAATTTTGATTCTGCTAATGGTGTTAATCCTGAAGGTACTTCCCTAACATTAATTTGTGGAAGCATACCAGCTTGTAAGTTGCCAGCAATTAACATTTCATCTTTCCTGTCATTTATCATTGCTTGATCTTTTTCATTGTTTACCTTGTTTAATAATCCTTTTCTAAATAAAGGATTCTTCATGTTCTCTATCTTCTCAGTAGATAATCTTTGAATAATTCTCTGTTGAAGATTCATAGGCATATCTTCTCCTGTATGTGCTCTGTATTGATGCAAAAAGAAATTAAGAGGTTGAGTATTTGTTTTCTTGAGGATTATATTTAGATCGTGAGCATAAGGAATCCAACTTGATTGAGCAGCTAATGCTTCTATCTGTTCTAAGAAAACATATTTTTCATATATAGGCTTCTCTTTTATCTCTCTACTTAGGATGGCAGATGAACCTAACTTACCTCTTTTCTCTCCTATTTTATCAATTACATGCCAAGGTGTTTCTGCAAATAAAGTACCTCTTTGATTGAAAGGAGTTGTTTCGTGGGCCTCTGGTGCTGCTGGATCAACAGGTGTAGCACCTCCATATCCTGAACCTTCATATACAAACAATTCATTTTTTCTTTTAGTTAAGTAATTTCTTAAATAACCAGTACCCATAGCGAGATCAGAGATCTGATCCATTCCATATATTCCTTTAAATTTCTGACTTACTTCTATCTTCGCAGCATTTTCTGCATTAGTTGTTGCATCAACTTGTGCCCCTTGGTCATTTGCAAAACCAGCAGAAAAAGTACGAATATAATTATATTCTTTTCCACGACTTGATATTTGATCGGAAGAGAAATCAGTCCAGTGTAAGTTGGTTTGGTAGACAGGATCGTTAGCTTGATTTGCTTTCTCTATTAATAAATCAATATCGTCATACATTTTCTTTAAACTTGTCGGTGTTAAGTATTCACCAGGCAACGCCTTTGCCATACCTGTCTTGTAGGCATATTGTCTGGAAGGAGCTAGGTCTGGTCTGAGAATAGGTTCTCCTTCTTTTATCTTTCCTTCTTTAACTAAATTATTATAGTAGTCACTTAATTCTTCCCATTTGTTAATAGAAACTTCTACTTCATCAGAGGCTAAAACAAACTGTTCATTGTCTGAATAAGAAGTATCAGGTGCTATGTAAGTTGAACCATCTTGTCTTGTAAATGTAGGCACTGTTGTCTCTCCATCTTTTAGTTCTATTGTTTCTCCATCTTCACTTTTCTGAACATCTGATTCTTTATTTAGTATTTGTTCGTAAAGTGTTAGATAAGGATTTTGGTCTGGTCTTTCTTTGGCCTGAATATTAAATTCATTAAATTGTTTTTTAGTGTTAGCCCAAAGTTCTCTAATATCTGCAAGTCTTTGTTGTTTTGTTCCTTCTCCTGCCCATATTTCACCAGAGCGTAAGACAGTGCTATCTAATAAACGTGCAATTCTAAGATCTTCTTCACCACTTATCTTGTCATAGGAACCTGTAACACCTAGCAAATCAAGTTCTGCTGCTGGTTCTAAAATATTTTTAACTATATCTTCATAGCTTGTATCAATAACTGCTCTTACTTCTCTATCATCAAGACCTATTAATTGTCTTACTGTTGCCCTCAAATCTGTATATTTTTCTTGAGTAATAATATTAAATCGGTTAGCGTGTTCTACTGCTGTAAGTTTATCTTGAGGAGAAATATTATATTGACCAACATAGCTTTCTAATACTTTTCCTGCTGTGTATCTATTCTCAGATAATCCTTTAA